AAATTGCAGGAGGTTCAGAAATAGTAACAGTAGGAGCAGTAAATGCTGGTTCTATAACATCCGGATTTACATCAATAGATGTAGGGGAAGGAGCTATTACTACAACCGGAACTTTAACTGGTGGAGCTTTTGTTGCAACAGGAAATACAACGCTAGGTAATGCTATTACTGATACTCATACATTTACAGGCCATATAACAGCCTCAGGTAATATAAGTGCAAGTGGTAATATATATGCACAAACCTATAGTATATTAGGTACGGGCATAATAAGTCAACTTACAGATTTAGGAGGAACGACTACTCTTAACATTGGGAATGTGAATAATTCTACTGAAATTGAAGGAACAAATATAAAATTAGATGCACCAGTAACAGCATCAGGTAATATAAGTGCAAGTGGAGATGTATTTGCTGGTCATGTAAGAGCAGCTACAAATTTTGGACTTAAAGACAGTGGAGGAACTTTTAGACATTTTGCAAGAGCGGCTAATAGTACAAATGAATTAGAAATAGGCAATACAAATTTTACAGACGGAATAGTATTAATAGGAAATATAACAGCCTCAGGAAATATAAGTTCAAGTGGACAGGTACAAGCAAATACTTTTAATGTAAAATCAGGAACTAGTAATGCAAGTTATAAACATAATGGGGTAAAGATTATTCACTTTGATAATGCATTTGTTTTTGGAAGAGGTCCATCAGATACAGTAATATCTGGTTCAACAATTAGTTTGGGTAATCCAGGAGATTCTGCTCATGTAACAGCCTCAGGTAATATAAGTGCAAGTGGGAATATTATAGGTGCACAAATGATACCATCAAATTTAGTAGCAGGTGGTAATAGTAGTATAGATGGAAAATTACATGTAGGAGGAACAGCTCAACCAAGTGGAATACTTAAAGTAACAGGTACATCAGAATTTACCTCTCATATAACAGCCTCAGGTAATATAAGTGCAAGTGGAAATATATATTCTGCAAATGAAAAGACAATTAATTATGGTGTTTACCTTAAATCTACAAATGCAACTAAATGGTGGGGTCCTAAAAAATTCGGAGTCCAAGGATCTGGCCTATGGAACCAATCTTATGCTAATGCCGGCTCTGGCACCGAACCAAGTAGGTTATTTCTAAACACAGGATTTGCAATTACCGAAAAGGCTAAGTTTGTTAGATTTCATGTTTCAGCAGTAGTAAATACAGGTACTGCAGACCTCCCAATAACGGCTTCGTTTGCAGTTATTGATTCTGTATTAGATACAGATCAAACAACTAACCCTTTATTGGTACATTTGGATTCTGGAAGTGCTATAACAGATAGTGATGGAAGTAATTATGATCAGATACAAATATCCTCTAGTTTAGGAGCAGGAACAGTAATACCAAAAAACTCCATGGTATATCCTAGATTCAAATGGGGTATAGATCAAACATCCTCAGGAGGATATGGGTCACAAGAACTTTACCTCCAAGTCCAATTCACATATATCCCTATTAAATAGAAAAAAATAATAAAATGTCAGATATAAAAACTACATCAGAACTAACAGACGAAACAGATGCAAAGTATAACTATGCAAAATCACACATAGAATATATAAATGAATCTTTCGATGAAACTTTAAGTAAAAATATAGATGGGGAAGCTATAGTTTACCTTAAATTAAAGATAGACGAGCTTATCACTGAAGTAAATACATTAAAGAATCAATAATTTTATATTTATAACAAAACGCATTAAATGAAAGATCTATAAACAACCTAAAAACTGTGGCTAATAAAATAAAATCAAAATATACTTTTCCTAAGTCTACGGAGTTTACTCCTAGAGATCTTATAGTAGATGTAAAAAATGGTCATTTATATTATAAATCAAATTATGCCGTTTATAGAGTTAACTCAACTTTATTTTCTTCTAATGTAGATGTAACTGCAGATACTAGTATAGGTGAATCTTTAACCACAGAAGTATTATTTAATAATTCTAGTATTATAGATGGTTTAGCTAATTTTACAGTAACTGCTCTTACAGATGGATCGGGAAATGGTACAGTAAATATAGGAACAGTAAACATTGATGGGGGGTCTATAGATGGGACTCCTGTTGGAACTAATGCAACTTCAACAGGTACTTTTACTACATTAGGATCATCAGGTTTAGCTACTTTAGCTCAAGCTACAGTTTCAGACTTAACAGCAGCTAGAATAGTATACACGGGAACTGGGGGGAGATTAAAAGAAACCAGTAATCTTAGTTTTAATGATAGTACTAATACATTGACTGTTTCTAAAATAGGAGCATTCACAGCAGCAGGAGCAATAAATTTCTCAGATAAAAACATGACAAATGTTGACATTAATTCTGGAAATATTGATGATACTCAAATAGGAATCTCTACTCAAAGAAGAGCAAACTTTACAAGAGTACTACTAACTGATCAAAATGATGAAAAACACTTATCTACTAACACTGGTGATCTTTTTTTAACAAATTCAAATCAGGATTTTTCTTCTAATGCTTCAGGTGGAGCAATTCGAATAATACAAAATAGTAACAGTTATGCTCCTTTTGTACATGTGAAAGGAGGCTTATTTGTGATGGCTCATGCTAATAGTCCAGGTGCTATTAAAGCAACTCAAGATATTATAGCATATGCCTCAGATAAAAGATTAAAAGAAAACATAATAAATATAGAAAACCCCCTACAAAAAATTAAACAATTAAGAGGAGTATACTTTGATTGGAAAGATATGACTAAAGAATTAGGATTTGTCCCTCCAACAATGAAAAATGAAATAGGTATGATAGCTCAAGAAGTTGAAGCAGTAATACCTCAAGCAATAGACATTGCCCCTTTTGATGAATTATATGAAGGAACAGATCGTGAAAAATATAAAACCATTAAATATAATAGACTTATTCCTTTATTGGTTGAATGTATTAACGAACAACAAAAACAAATAGATAACCTAACAAACCAAATAGAACAATGGCAGAAATAGGTGCAGGAAATGGTATAGTTGTAAAAGGAGGTGGTGGTCCTGGGACTGGTGGTGGTACTATATACTTACTTAGACAAACAGGTCTTAGTGATATTGGTCCTGTATCTATAGGGGGTGAAGTCCAAAGTCTTACTGTTCAAAACACAGGAACAAGTCCTAACCAAACATCAATTGCTTTTGATGGGATTAAAGGAGCTTATAATGCTAACATTAGCCAACAATATATAAATTCAATTGTTTATAATCCCCCAGGAGGCTCTACTATTTTACCTTATGTATTATATGGTATGTCTAATTATACCCCATCACCTTTAACTGCGGGTATTAGTTTACATCAATTTTTAGATGAAAAAATAGGAAAAGGTGGTATACAGACCACTATGTCAGATAGAAGATCTACAGGTGTTGGTATTGGTGGTTTTATTAGTGTAGGATATGGACAAGGAGCATCACCTCAGCCACTTTTACAACAAGCAGGTCCAAGTTCGATAAGTGAAATAATGAACGCTGTACCTCACGATCCATTTATTGATATTGATGGAAATCAATCAGGAACAGGTAAAGGTTCAACTTCAATTGGAGTAATAATGGGAATGGTGGATATTGTACTACCAGGAAGTAATATTAATATTAAAGGCAGTGGATAAAACATTTAATTGAAATAATGAAAGAACTAAAAAACATAGTTATAAACGATAAAAATAATTAAAAATGCCAGATAAATTAGGAAATGATTTTGTACATTATACAGCAGATGGAATATTCTTTTATGATTCTTCTTCTATATTAACCCCTTCTACATCCCAATCATCTCTACCTCAAATAACACAAATAACGTGTTCTGCAGATTTCGGAAATAATATTGCCACTACAGGTTCATTAAGTGGTTATTTTGTACTTCCTTTAATGACAGGTAGCCCAGCCGCAACAAATCAAATTGAATCACAATTAAATGTAGTATATAACACTGGTTCTTTTTTCACAGTATCTGCTAGTAATGAAAGTTTTCATTATAATCCTACTAGTAGTACTGATATTATTAATTATAATTTATTTGTAGAAATAGAAAAAAATGATAGTTCTAATTTAGTAGCTTCTAAAACATATAGTGCCCTAACAGGTTCAATAATATATAGTGGAGTTATAGGTACAGATGGTAATGCAATGGGGTATAACTATATAAGTGCTAGTTTAACGGGATCCGCTATAACAATTTTTAATGTATTTAGTCAATCTATACATCCTGTTTTTATTTCCGCTTCTGGTTTTACTAGCAACATATTACAGTCAGGATCATATGGAAGTGGTTCTTTTGTTAATTATTTAGCACCACAAGGTACATTACTTCTTGAATCCTCATCGTTAGTTATAGCAAGAGATGCTGAGGACACTACTCAAAGTAGTTTTATATTTAGAGTACAATCTGGTTCTTTTGGGGGAACTGAACATAGAGATATCCTTTACATTTCTGCTTCAGAAGGTAAAATAGGATTAGGCACAACAGATCCTTTAACAGACGTTGACATTAGAGCAAATGAATTCCAAATTCAAAGAAAAACAGAACGAAAAGGTTTAAAAATTAATAATGAAGGTAACATTGAAAGTTTTAGTAGCGATGCTGCATCAGCAGCTACAGGTAGTGAATTTTTATTAAGATATTCTAGGGGAATTGAAATAACTCCTGCGTTTATGACTACTTTTGTAGATCTAGAAGGAGACGCTACAGGTTCTAATAATACTAACGCAGTAACCTTATTTGGTCAATTAAGACCCGATGTTCAAGCAAGAGCTTTGACTGCAGCTGAAGTAGGAGGAAAAATAAGACCCCCAGCTATAGGAGACACATTAGGATCAATTAGATGGATAGCAGAATCAGGATCAACAACTGGTTATAATAAAAGAACAACCGGTGAAACCGCAGTAGTAAAAGCAGTTGTAAGTGATGTAAACACCACAGGGGTTCAAGCAGACTTAGTTTTTAGTGTTGCGGGTAAAGGAGGAGCAGCAACACAAAAATTCTTAATAGATGCTGGTGGTTACCACCAAATAACAGGCTCATTAGAAATTTCAAATGATTTAGTTGTAAAAGACGACGCAAATATAACAGATGATCTAACAGTAGGAGGTGACATAACAGCAAATGGTAATATAATTGGTGATGGTGCAACACAACTTTCTGGATTAACACATATAACTGCCATAGGTAATATGGCATTTGGTAACCATGCATCAAACGATGACCATACAATAACAGGAAGAACAGAAATTGTAGGTAATATAACAGCCTCAGGTAATATAAGTGCAAGCCATGATTCAAAAATAACCGCCGGAACAGGCTCTTTTAGAAGATTACACCTCGGAGATACAACTGTATCTGCTTTATCTGCAGATCTTCATATCAGGAATGCAGGCTCAGTTAATGTTAACTTAGATTCATATGACCAAAATGGTAATCAAGTTATTAATTTTTTAAACAATCAAGAACCTGATTGGTCGATAGGTAATTACTTTAGTGATGGTGGTTTTCAAATAAAATCAGATCTTAAAGCATTTGCAATATTTGGAGCTAATGATGGTGATATTATTGAATTAAGTGGTAGTCTTAACGTTACAGGTTCTAATGGACATATAGTAGCCTCGGGTAATATAAGTGCAAGTGGTGTATTACAAGGAAACTACATAACAGCAAAAACACCAATAGTTCAATTATCTAGTCATAACACTTTTAGTTCAAACACATCAGGAACAGGAGATATAAATCAAGACGTAGGAAACGAACAACAATTATCATGGACAGTAACTGATTTCTCAGACACAGATTATTTTACAGTATCAGGTAGTTGGGGAATTGGTGTAAAACAAACAGGTAGATATAAATTATCAGCACACGCAAAAGTATATTCAACAGGAGGAGCAAGACCAGGTTGTGTTATGCAATTTTATACTGGTTCTTCTTTTGGGGCCGCTGCAGATTATATATTACCCCCAGAATACCATACATACCTAAGAGTACCTTCAGCAGCAGTAAACAAAGCAAATATAGATGCATTTAATTATATAGTACAATTGAATTCAGGAAGTTTTGTATCTACTGTGTGTGGAAATAAAGCAGACTATGGTGGAGGAGCAGTAGTAAGATTTTCAGGAAGTGCATCATACTTTAATATAGAATATTTAGGATAAAAATTATGGCAGATATACAAACAATACAAAGTGGGAGTTTACAATCACCCTCCAGAGAATATATAGAATATACAAAGACAACAGCAGAAACATCTGGTTTTGATGATGTATATGTTTTACGAACATTAATAGATAAAGTTAATGAACTTATTACAGAAATAAATATTCTTAAAAATCCTTAATGGTTTTTATTTCTTGCATATATGTATATCCGAAATTAATTAATAATAAAAGTTATGGCAATAAAAGAAAAATTACCTTCTCCTTCTGAAGTAGTAAAAACTATAGAAAATAATAAATCTGAAGAAACTCAAACTTTAGAAACAGTATTTGCAAAAGAAGAAATTGAAAAAATTCAAAAACTACAATCAGACTTAAATGCAACTCTATTCCAGTTTGGTCAACTTAAAGTTAATCAACTTAAATTAGAAACACAAGAAAAAATGCTTCAAGATCAATTAGTTGGTTTAGAAAAACAAGAAGCAGACATAGCTAAAGAACTGACAGATAAATACGGAAAAGGAAGTCTTGATATAGAAACAGGAAAATTTAGTCCTTCATTATAATTTTTTAAATTCTTTTTTATATTTATTGGTGATTAGGAATTAAACTTAATTGCCTATTTTGGGTTGGTTTGTAGTTTTTTTTCATATTTATATAGGAACAAACCCATGAATAAAAACATAATTTTAAAATAATATAAAAAGATGGCAGAAAATATAATTTCACCAGGTGTATTTACAAGAGAAAATGATCTTTCATTTTTACCTCAAGGAATAGGAGCAATAGGAGCAGCAATTATTGGGCCTACAGTAAAAGGACCAGCATTCGTACCAACAGTAGTAAATAGTTTTGCAGACTATGAAAGACGATTCGGACCGTTAAGTTCAGAAACATATGTTCCACAAACAGTTAGAGAATACTTAAAAAATGCAGGATCAGTTACAGTATGTAGAGTACTAGCAGGAGGAGGCTATACATATGCTAATGGTACTAATGAATTTATCGCAGTAGCAGCTTCAGGATCAGTAGGACAACCAAGTTTATTATTAGGAGCAATTTTCCCCTCTAAAGCAATATCAAAACCAGATTTAGGTTCAACTACTATTACAGGTAATACTGGAAATACAACTACTTTTACAGATGATTTTACTTTAACTTTAGCAGGTACTAATGTTACTTCAACAGCTATAGACGCTAATATAAGTCCATCTAGTAAAAAATATTTATTTAAACAATTAGGATACACACCTAATAATAGTAAAACATCTACCACTGCTTATGCAGGAACTCCTGGTTACACTTATGTTAATTTTAAAAACTTACAAACAAATATAGCAGCAGCAACTACTAAAGAAGCAGCAACAATTACTTTTGCTTTAGGTACAACTACAGCAATTAGAACTGGTAGTATTATGTCAACAGCAGCTGTAGGTAGAGCTATAGTATTATCTGATTCAGATGAAAATAGATACACACTTGCTTTTAGTAGTTCAAATGCATCTGTAGGCGCACCAGTCCATTCAACTACAACAGGATTAACAGGTTCATTTGTATCTGTAGATGTTTCAGCATTAGACACATTAGGTTCTGTATCACAATCTGTTTTAGCTTCTACTTTTGCAACAGCTGTTAATACGCTAGCTGCTTTTACAGCATCCTCAGCAGCAGGTGTTGTTACAATAACTGCTAATGAAGCAGGAACAGCAATAGACATAATAAATCAAAGTATGCCATCAGCTTCTGTTGCAGTAACAACTCAGGGAGCAGATGTAGCAGGATATTTAGGAATAGCTTCTGATAATGAAGTAGAAATTATCACCCAATCAGCTGGTATGACATTTAGTGGAGAAATTGGCCAAACAGAAGGATATGGATATGCTTCTACACCATTTATCCAATCACAAATAGCATTAGGAAGAAAATCATTATTTAAATTCCACACATTAGATCATGGTAAACATTTATGTCATGATTATAAAATTTCAATCGCTAATTTAAAAGAGTCAGGAGATATTGATGGTATTGAACAATATTCTCAATTCTCAGTTCTTTTAAGAAGATATAATGATCTTGATAAAAGTCCAGTAATTTTAGAACAATATAATAATGTAAATTTAGACCCAGATTCTTCACGTTATATTGCAAGAGTAATTGGAGACAGATACCCACAATATAATGATACATTAGGAAAAGTAGAATTACTTGGAAACTATCCAAATATTTCAAATTATATTAGAGTAGAAGTAGATGTAGCAGTAGATGAAAAAGCAACTTCTCCTAAATTATCACCAAAAGGATTCGCAGCAGTAAAAGATACTATAAATACAGCATCTTTAGCAGTAAATTGCTCTTTCCCTTCAGCTTCTTATGAAGGAACACAAGTAGTAGGAAATAATTATAATACTAAAGCATATTTAGGATTTAAATTTAAAGAAAAAGACTCAGATAACGAAAACTTCCTAAACCCATTACCTGATGGAGCAGTATCTAACGTAGCAGGAAATTTCAATGTTGAAAATTATTCGGGTCATGCAGATTCATCATTATGGACAGGTTCATTAAGTGCTTCAGTTGACTCAACAGGAGCAACAGGACCTACATCTAACCAACTTAAATTCTCAATACCTTTCCAAGGTGGAGATGATGGTATTAGACCAGATATTGTAAAACAAATTGGATCTAATATTAAAAATAATAACTTATATGGATTTGATTTAAGTTCAACATCAGCAGCAGGTTATGTAGGATATAAGAAAGCAATAGATATTCTCTCTAACCAAGATGAATATGACATTAATATGTTAGCTATGCCCGGTGTTATACATTCATTACACCCACTAGTTACAAATGCTGGTATTGATATGTGTGAAGAAAGAGGAGATGCATTTTTTGTAATGGATTTAAATGAAGTAGATGCTTCAGTAAACACCGCTGTAAGCAATGTAAGTGGTATAGACACCAACTACGCTGCAGTTTATTATCCATGGGTTAAAGTACTTGATACTGCCGCTAATAAGCCAGTATTAGTACCACCATCAGTAATAGTACCAGGAGCTATAGCAGCTTCAGATAGAATTGGAGCTGAATGGTTTGCACCTGCGGGTTTAAATAGAGGTATTTTAGGAAATGTATTAGAAGCTAAAATAAGATTAAACCAAGCTGAAAGAGATGTTTTATACGATTCTAAAATTAATCCAATAGCAACATTCCCAGCAACTGGGGTTTGTATTTGGGGTCAGAAAACATTACAAGAAAGACCAACAGCTTTAGATAGAATTAATGTTAGAAGATTACTAATCACAGTTAAGAAATTTATTGCAAGTTCTTCTAAATATTTAGTATTTGAACAAAATACAACAGCAACAAGAAATAGATTCTTAAATATTGTTAATCCATATTTAGAATCAATTCAACAAAGACAAGGATTATACGCATTTAGAGTACAAATGGATGAAAGTAATAATACCCCAGATGTAGTTGATAGAAACCAATTAGTAGGTGGTATTTATTTACAACCAACTAAAACAGCTGAATTTATAATCTTAGACTTTAATATATTACCAACAGGAGCAACATTCCCTGCATAAAAAGTAAAAAAGTATTATATTTATAATAGAACAATAAAAACAAAATAAAAAGATGGCAATATTAGATACAAACGAAATGATGTTCACAGCATTTGAACCTAAATTACAAAATAGGTTTATAATGTACATCGATGGAATCCCAGCATTCCTAGTTAAAAAAGTAGGACGACCAAATATTCAATTTGGAGACGTAACACTTGACCACATTAATGTGAAAAGAAAATTAAAAGGAAAAGCTGATTGGCAAGATATTACTTGTGATCTTTATGATCCAGTAACACCATCAGGTGCACAAGCTGTAATGGAATGGGTTCGTTTGTCTCATGAATCAGTTACAGGTAGAGATGGTTATTCTGATTTCTATAAAAAAGACATTAGATTTAACGCATTAGGACCTGTAGGTGATGTTGTTGAAGAGTGGATTTTAAAAGGAGCTTATTGTAAACAAGCAAATTTTGGAGATGCAGATTGGACTTCAGAAACTCCAATGAACATTAATCTTACTATTAGAATGGATTACGCCATCTTAAATTACTAAAAGTTAACTTATATAAAAGAAAAGCGCCTAATTTGGCGCTTTTTTTGTTTCTCTATATATGTATATCTGAACTAGTTTTAATAATTAAATAACGTTATGAAAGAAACAAAACACCAATTTCCAACAGAGGAAGTTACATTACCATCAAAGGGTTTATTATACCCAAAAGAATCACCCCTTTCAAAAGGAGTCGTCGAAATTAAATATATGACGGCTAAAGAAGAGGACATTCTAACAAATCAAAATTATATACAAAAAGGAACAGTAATTGACAAATTATTAAAATCACTTATTGTAACACCTATTGATTATAATGATTTACTAACAGGAGACAAAAATGCTATTCTTATTGCTGCTCGTATTTTAGGGTACGGTAAAGATTATGACTTTAAATATCAAGACGAAGATGCAAGTGTTGATCTTAGTGAATTAGAAGACAAGGAATTAGATGAAAGTTTAATTGTAGAAGGTAAAAATGAATTTGATTTTACATTACCATTTTCTAAAAAATCAATTACATTTAAACTTTTAACCCAAGCAGATGATACTAAAATTCAAAATGAGTTAAAAGGTCTTAAAAAAATTAACAAAAATTCTAATCCAGAAAATACAACACGTTTAAAACATACAATTTTGTCTGTTGATGGTGATATTACACCAAAAACAATTAGAGAATTTGTAGACAATTCATTGTTAGCAAGAGATGCAAGAGAGTTAAGAAAATATATAACTCATGTGTCTCCTGATGTGGATCTAAATGTAAGTTTAACTTTAGGGGATGGAGAAGTAATAGAAGATATTACTTTGCCCATCGGTGTTAACTTTTTTTGGCCTGACGTCGAATTATAGAAGTATTATATTCCAACAGATCCATGATCTAGTGTATCACGGTAAAGGCGGCTTTTTACACTCTGAGGTTTATAATATGCCCATATGGATGAGAAGATTCCATATACAAAAAATAAATAAGTTTTTAGAAAAACAAAATGAAGAAGTAAGAAAACAACAAGGAAATGAAGAAATGGGAGATGACAAACAAGTTCATGGACCCAATATTTCACCTTCTTCAACATTTAATTTTTAAGTAGAGGCATCGTATGATGCCTTTATTTTTTTCATATTTATATATGAATAACCTACAACATGGCAGACAATAAAAACGAAAACATAGATAAGGAAAACGAAGAAAAAAGCAAAAAAGCTTTTGGTCCTGATAAAGCTTCATTAAAAGCTCAACAAGAGTATTTTGATAAGGCAGTAGACTTAAATGATCAACTTAAATTTCAAGTTAGTAACCTCAATCAAATAACAGCAATTGATAGGGAACAAGTAAAACTTTCTAATCAATTAGTACAAACTGCCAAAAAGTTAAAAGGAGAATATTTAGACCAAAAAGATTTAAGTAAAGAAGTTAAGAAAATTGGAGCCTCAAAGGTTGCTCAACAAAAGGTACAAAATAATTTAAGCAAACAATTTACTGACACAGAAAAAAAACAAATGCTGTTTGCTATGAATAAAGAAACAGGCATTAAAAACCAGAAAAATGAATTAGCACAAATTATAGCTCAAGATGCTAAAGGTTTAGCAATTGATGAAAAACGAAAAGGAGAATTAGAAAAACGAATTTCTAGTCAGCAGAAAGGTTTAGCTACTAGTATGAAAAACTTTAGTGCTGAGGAAAAAGCTTATATAATAGGTGAGAAAAACCTAAAATTAACTAAAGAAATGGAAGCTGCATTAAAAGCAGAAGAAGTAAAACTTGGTGAAATTAATAATGCTATGGGCTTGTCTGGACAAGGTCTTAAAACCATAAATAAATTATTTGGGGGAGCCCTTGGAAACACAGATAAAATACTAGACAGTAGTAAAAAAGAACTAAAAGTTCTTCAAAAACAAGGAAAATTAAGGAAGGGAATGGGTGGTAAATTACAAGGTTTATCTATTATAGCTAAAAATGTAGGTAAATCATTTATGGCCAATCTTTATGACCCTTTAACTTACATAAAAATAGCATTAGATTATTCAGCTCAAATTAATAAGTTTCAAAAGTCAATGGGCCTATCTTACCTCCAAGCAGCAAGTTTAAAAGGTGAAATGACCGAAATAGCAGCTGCAAGTGGTAATATGGCTATTAACTCTAAAAAGGTATCAGAAACCTTTAGTGCACTTAACCAACAATTTGGCACTGCATCTACAACCCTAGCTACGATGTTCCCTGAAGTAGTTGAAGAAGCAACTAAGTTACAACACCTAATGGGCCTTTCTGCTAAATCAACAGCCGAATTTGCAAAAATGGCTATAGTATCTGGTAAACCATTAAAAGATATTAAAGAAGATACTATTGGAGCGGTTAAAGCGGCAGAAGCAGAAACAGGAGCTAGGTTAAACATTAAAGAAGTAATGGAAGCTACTGGTCAAGTAACGGGCCAAATTAAAGCCCAATTAGCTGCAAATCCAGAAGCAATAGCAAAAGCAGTAGCAGTTGCTAAACAATTTGGGATGGAATTAAAAGACATAGAAGCTACTTCTAAATCATTACTCCAATTTGAATCTTCTATAGAAGCAGAATTAAAAGCAGAATTATTAACAGGTAAACAACTTAATTTAGAAAAAGCAAGATTAGCAGCATTAACTGGTGATTATGAAACATTAGCTAGAGAAATTAATGAACAAGTAGGTACTTTTGCAGATTTTTCTCAAATGAATGTTTTACAACAAGATGCATTAGCAAAATCTTTAGGTATGACTTCAGATGGATTATCTGAGCAGTTATTAAAAAAGGCTAATTTAGTAGAATTAGCCCAAGAAGCAAGAGCAGAAGGAAATGAAGAATTAGCACTCCAACTAGAAGCCCGAAGTGCTTCAGAAAAATTCCAAGATGTTGTAACTAAAATATCAGGAGTATTTTCTGACTTAGTAGGAGGACCATTAGCAGGGTTTATAGATTTATTAGGAAGTGCTTTAAGTATAGTAGGGTATATCCTTCAACCAATAGGATATATAGCAGGTGCTGTAGCTAAAGTTGCTTCTTTTGATTTTAAAAACATGACCGTTCTACAAGGAATAGTCGGAACTATAGCAACTGTTTTAATGGGTATAAAAGCTACATCAATGGCTATTAATGCATATAGAACAATAGCTCACGGTATAGAAGTAAGAATTCGACTTGCAAAAATAAGACAAGCAAGTGAAACAAAGAGTATGACAATAATGGATAAAGCATTATTATTAATGACAGGTAAAAGAGCAGTAGGTGAAAATGTAGTTAATCAAGGTAAAAGAAGAGGAAATACATTAGGACTTGGAGGAATGTTAAGACAAGCAGGACAGTTTGTACTTAAAATGTTCACTGCAATGCCCTTTCCCCTTAATTTAGCTGTGGGAGCACTAGGTGCAGGAATAGCAGCAGGACTAATAGGTAAATTTAGTAAAGGAGATGATGTTATGTCACCTGGATATGGAAAAAGAGTATTATCTACCCCAGAAGGATCAATAGCATTAAATAATAGAGACACAGTTATAGCAGGAACTGATTTAACGCAAGGAGATGATGTAATAAGTGGACCCCCAGGATCTGTATCAACTGCCCCCGCTATAGATTATAAGGAAATGGCGGCTGCTATGTCAACTGTACAAGTTAATTCACAAATGAATTATGATCCATATGCTGCACGTAGTTCTCAAGGTGGTGTGTTTTATTCAAATCAAGCTGAACAAAATAAAATACCTTAATATGTATAATAAAATAATATAATTATGGGATTAAAAAATAAAAATTCACTATTTGATTTAGTAGCAGGAAATAATCCTGTTGAAGATATGACTAGTCAAATAGGACCTACTTCTCAACTCCCTACTGATATAGCATCTCAAGTGCATGTAGATAGTTTACAAGTAGTACCTGGAGGAGTTCAAAGTTCACCTTATCAAGATTTAGATGGACAGCAAGGTCCTCAGTTTCAACAACCAACAGATATAGCATCTCAAACCCACATAAATAGCTTACAAGTAGTACCTGGTGGAGTTCAAAATTCACCACATCAAGATCTAAACGGTTTACCTGATCCTAATTTTAATACTTTAAATGGAACTAGTGATTCTCCATTCCAAAGCCCAACGGGAGATCATATGATAGACTTACTTACACAAAACACAGTAAGCACAAATACAGGTCAAACTTATATACCAGCACCAAATAGTTCACCTTTTCAAGATTTAGATGGTAATCAAGGACCACAATTCCAACTACCTACAGCCCAAGCATCTCAAGCGCATATAGATAGTTTACAACAAGTACCAGGTTTTTCTGAAAATTCTCCATACCAAGACTTAGATGGTAATTTAGGACCACAATTTCAACTACAAACAGCACAAGCATCTCAAAAACATATAGACTCATTAACCCAGCAATCTAGTTATCAACACGGTGATTCAGTTGAAGTTGTAGGTCCTTCACTTCAAGATATGAATGGTAATCCGGGTCCTACTTTTGATTTAGGAGATACTTCAACTCTACAACAAGACTCATTGTTATCAGTTCCACAACCCCCTTCTAATTCACCTTATCAAGATTTAGATGGTAATCCGGGTCCTGCCTTTGATTTAGGAGATACTTCAACCTTACAGCAAGATTCATTATTATCAGTACCACAACCCCCCTCTAATTCACCTTATCAAGATTTAGATGGTTCTAATGGTCCTAGTTTTATGAATACTAACCAAATCCAATCTCAGTTAACAAGTTTAGAGGATATATATACTAGTACAATTAATCCAGGAGCAAGTTATGGTGCAGGACAACCAGGTGGAGCTTATCCCCACACAAACCCATCAACTTTAGATTTAAATGGTAATCCTGGACAATTATTTGATAGGGGGGTATCTTCTACTTTAAAACAAGATTTATTAGCAAATGTATATCAAAGTGGTATAAATCCAGGAGCAAGTTATGGAGCAGGACAACCAGGAGGTACTTGGCCGTCTGTAAATCCTTCACCTTTATCCTCAACTCCCTTTGCTGATTTAAACGGTAATATACCTTCACAATATTTAAATAATTTACCAGGATAATAAAACATGGCTTTAAGATTATTACTTACAAATTTAGAGGGGGGAGGATTAAATCTCTATCCTAACCATAATACTCCATCTACTTCAGGAGGTTTTAATTATGGTGGATCTACTTCTATATTTGATAATAAACTATTTAGACAAAAATCTTTTAAATTTGGTCAAGGAACTACATTTGATAGACCTAATGGGGGTTTTAGTAGTGAACCTTTTGTAACAAGTCCTACAATAGATTTATTATCAGGAAATCCTGGTTTAGAAACAACAATAAATACATTTACTGATGGTTTTATAAGAGGTGGTGCTATAACACATGCTGAAAGATTAATTACAGATGGGGAAAGAATAGGAAGATTTTTAATTTCACCTAAAGGTTTAGCGTTTATTACTAAACAAGTAGGACTACAATTAACTAATCCTAAAGTAAGTAGGCCAGGTAGGGGTATTTCTAAAGCAAATCAAAGAACTTATAATTTAGGTATAAATACTTTAGCATCAGTAGCGTCAGCAGGAACTGGACTTTATGTTAAAAGAGAAGGATTAACACCTTTAGCACATGCGGGGTATGCTCAAGCTAAACAATTATTTGAAGATAATGATAATAATAGATTAATAAATTTATTTGAAGATCATATAGAACAACAAACAACTGTAGAAGGTCTACCAGAAAAGGAAAGAAGTAGATTAGGTCAATTCTTTTATAATATAGGACAAGGTCTTAAAAAAGCTAAAAAATTTGTATTAGGGGGTAGTGATGGTGAAACATTATATGCTTATAATGGTGGACCTGGGTCGTTATTTGGTATAGGAAGAACAAGAATAAAAAAATACGCTCCTTATGTTACAGATGTAGGAGAAAATGGAATACCAAGAGGTTCTTTTACTACAGGTTATTTTGATGGAAGTAGATTTTCACCAATTGCTTTAGGTTTATCTTCTGGTGTGTCAAATGTATTTGTAGCTAATTTTAGAGAACTTAATGGAGTTAATGTAGATTTATTCCCTGAATTACATGAATCACTTCAAGAAGCATTCATAGCAGGAGGTTTTGGAGAACAAGCTTCTGGAAAGGGTGGAAATCCATTAGCTGCTAGTAAAAATGATATAAGAGATTCAAAAACTGTTGTAGGTAAAAATGCAGATAGTGTAGAATTAGGATTTAGATATTCAAATTCTAATCATAATTTTTTACCAGGGGGTAAATTTATAATAAACCAGGAAAATCTTCAAGAGGATTCTGATTTTGAAACAGCTAATCAATACTTACTTAAACCTAGTAAATTTATATTAAGTA